AGGGTAGGGGATATCCACATATATGTGGAAAAAAAATTATATAAAAAGTAGAATTATATCATGTATTTAACTGATATTGAATATAATATAAATTATAGGAAAATTTACTAAAAATTACTAAGAAACACTAAACAAATAATAATTATAAACCCCTAAAAACAAACACCATGCGCAGAAGACTCTATTCGAGCAGAAACCGCAAAAGACGCGGAAAAACTAAAAGGCTTCGCAAATATTACGTATCACGTGGAGGTATTAGATTATAAACCTATATAAACAAAACCAACCAAAATGGCAAACAAAAACCTATTCAATTCGGTTGAAGTAAGCAAACCGAAGAAAAATGTGTTCGATTTAACACATGACGTAAAAATGTCATCTAAAATGGGACAACTCACACCTACTTGTGTCATAGAGTGTGTACCTGGAGACATGTTCAACATTGGATGCGATAGCTTAATCAGATTCGCACCATTACTCGCCCCTGTCATGCACCGCATGGACGTAAGTATGCATTACTTCTTTGTACCAAACAGGATAACATGGGAAAACTGGGAAAAATTCATAGTTGACGCAAACACAGCCCACACTCTACCCTATTTAGAGTATTTACCTAGTGCAACGGCAGCAGAAAAAAAGTTTCTAGATTATTTGGGTATACCTCCAAACAATAGCAGCCCAGCAGTAACGCAAAATATTAACGCATTACCACTTGCAGCTTATCAAGCTATATATAACGAGTATTATAGAGACCAAAATTTAGTACCCGAAGTAGATTACCAGTTAACAGACGGAAATAATATAGCAACCGCAGCAGATTTATTACAAATGCGTCTTAGAGCATGGGAACACGATTATTTTACAAGTGCATTACCATTTGCACAAAAAGGCGCAGCAGTAGATATCCCTATTGGACAAATAGAAAATGATGTAGCAGTTAGAGTTAGTAATTTAATTTTTACTGATAAAACATTGTATAATGGTAATTATCCTGGTACTGGAACTTTTCCTTCCGGTGGTATGTTTGGTCAAGTTAATGCAAAGGCAGATAATGGTAGTTCAACTATTGATCCAAATTATTTATTTGTTGACGGAGATGAATTTGATATTTCAGCTACAACTATCAATGATTTACGTAGAGCATTTAGATTACAAGAATGGTTAGAGAAAAACGCACGTGGTGGTACACGATATATTGAGAATATTCTTATGCATTTCGGAGTAAAAAGTAGCGACAAAAGGTTCAGCGCCCCGAATACATTACAGGAGTAAAAACACCAGTAGTTATATCAGAAGTACTTAACACAACAGGAAACGAAGGACAATTACCCCAGGGCAACATGGCCGGACACGCAGTAGCAGTAACAACAGGAAAATATGGTACATATTTTTGTGAAGAACACGGATATATCATCGGAATTATGTCCGTTATGCCAAAAACTGCTTATCAGCAAGGAATACCAAAAACATATCTCAAAAACGATCCGCTTGATTTCTTCTGGCCTTCATTTGCACATATCGGAGAGCAACCCGTTACTCAAAACGAGCTTTACGCATACACAAACAACGCAGCAAATACGTTCGGATATGTTCCCCGTTATGCAGAATATAAATTCTGCGCAAACCGAGTAGCAGGAGATTTCAGAACAACCCTAGATTATTGGCACTTAGGCCGGATATTTAATGTAGACCCTACCCTATCTCAATCATTTATTGAGTGCGCCCCAGAGGATGTAGACCGCATATTTGCGGTACTAGATGAGCCAGAGGGAACAGACAATTTGTATTGTCAAGTATTGCACAAGATTAGAGCGGTAAGACCCATGCCTAAGTTCGGAACGCCAATGTTCTAATATATGAGTACTAGATGTCAAACACCATTCCATAAAAAAATGGAATTAGTAAAAGGTGTAGAAACTGGTTATATGCCCTTTCCATGTGGGAAATGCCCCGCATGTGTAAGACGCAGAGTATCAGGATGGGCGTTTAGACTAAACAAACAAAGTGAG